CATTGATTATGTTGTTGAAGACCTGATAAATACTCACCGATCAAGGCGAACTTCTGAGATGATTAGGATACCAATTGATAGACCAGGCCCAGCTTTTGAGCCAGGCTTGGCAATTGAATATCCTCTTCACCCACCTTCTAGATTACCGAAAGTAATGGCCCACGCGATCCCCGAACCTTTAAAAGTTCGTATGATCACAAAGGCCGAAGAAGATCTATGGATCTTGAAACCAGTACAGAAAGCAATGTGGAGTGCATTAAAAGCATTCCCTTGTTTTAAACTGACTTCTAATCCAGAAATCCCTTTCGATTTTATAGAAAGTTGGGACCCAAAGAAGTTTATCTTATCAGGTGACTATGAGTCAGCAACTGATAACTTGAATATGGACATCATGCAGATAGCATCCGAAGAACTGTGCAAGGTTTTGCCAGAACAGATGTCAGAATGGATAAAGTGGGAATGTGGAGTTCATGAACTCCACTACCCTCCTTCATCTAAACTGGAATCGGTTTTGCAAACCCGAGGACAGCTCATGGGATCTTTGCTCTCATTCCCAGTACTATGTGTAGCTAATGCAGCTACTATAGGTATTGTTAAAAAGCAAAGTCTGTCTGATCTCCAAAGTCTAGTTAACGGCGATGATATTTTCTTTCTTGAATTTCTAAGGGAAATCAATAAGTGGAAGAAGATTGCGAGTTTTATGGGCCTTAAGCCCTCTATTGGTAAAAATTACCAGGCGAGGGACTGGGGTTCCATAAACTCTCAGCTTCTACTTAGAGATAACCAAGGTAAATTCTCTCATTCTAGAACCGGATGCTTTGGAGCAATTTCGAAAGTAAGTAATTACATTCAAAACATGCGCCTAGCTCTGGAGATAGAACCTGAGAATAAACCCTTATTTGTTCAGAAAGCGAAATCTATTCTCGAGAAAACGTTACAAAGTGTTGATATTTCAACAGAATTTGGTGGATTAGGTTTCGAAACCACAAGAGAACCAACTCTTCTGGATAAAGAAATCTATTTCTTCAAACTGCTGAATAGAACACTTGTAAAGGTCTCAGAAATTGACGACAGCCACATTTTTCGTATTCCAAAACATCTATATATTCAATATAAAAATGTTTTTCATATGAAAAGGGTAGCCGAAAGCTCTAGACTCGAAGATATGGAATTAACAACTCCAGCTATCTTTGAATTCAAAGAGTTTCGAAAATTTCAAGACCGATACAAATCTGTACCGTATCTACGAGAAAGAATTCGATCATCTTGTCTTCAACAAGAAATTCCACTCTCAGCCAGGTCCGACGTCACGGTAATAGTTCCAAAGATCTACAAAGATTGTCTTAAGACACTCAAAGTAAAAATTTGAAAATGTTAACGTTTCGACTAAGAAAGATACACATATAGAAAGTTTGTTTAATTCTAGAAACAGAATTGAAAACAATCGACAAAGTGTATCCATCGGTCCGTGGATAAGGTGAAGTCTCGACTTTTCCCG